ATCTTACAAAGGAGGGGAGGACACCTATACGCTCTAAAACAATTCCAGTCTGAGTTCTTAAACTCATATCGAAAGCGGGTGGTGACTGCTACTAAAGCATCCTGCTCTGTCCTATAACTGTGTTTCCTCCCACATTTTTTAGTTGTCAGTTTATCCATTTGAGAGTTGCCCTTTATATAACTCTGTCAGGTTAGGCTTAATTTTAACTGGAAGATCATCAAAAGATCTCTGTCTTATTATCTTTAAGAACATCCCTGGAGATGTCTCTAACTGATACTCCTTCTTTCCTGACATCGTTGACACCGACATATAGTAGATGTCATCGATCATTGAGAGTACAATCCCAGGTAACTTCTTCCCATAGAGAAGAATTGTTTCTTGAATCTTACCAACAATCTCATCCTTCTCACTTTCAATATGAGCTGTAAGATAAAAATCAAAAGGAACATGACAACAGACATCGATGATCTCTCTGATCTTCTCAATCGCCAATCCATAAGTATATTGAGATGTTCCTTTAAGAGAATGACCTGCAAGGTTAACCATCCCATGTAACACATACCATTGTAATCCTGTCAGTGAGTCAATCGTAAAGTGAAAGATTCCTCTCTCCCCTGACTTTAAAGTTGACAAAGCATTGATGTCCTGACCAAGATCAAAGTATTGTTTGCTGTCATAATTCGTAAGGAGACCAACATTCATCGGGGTAGATAGAGAAGAATAATCGATGATCAGAATCTCATCCTTTTGGAGATCCTCTTTCCCTTTTAACCACTCTCTTAAAGTAGGTGAGTGTTTCAACTTCTTTGGATGCCTCCCACCTTTTGCTTCTACTCTCTCTAAAGATTTCCAGCCACCAGGATCAGTATTAAAATCAACTGTTCCAGCTGGAAAGGTTTCAATCAGAACGGTCTTTCCTCCTCCAGGTTCACCAATCCCAACAATACTTTTCTTATTGATTAACAAGCCCATTATTTTCCTCCTCTCCTGTAAAGTGATGTCCCCCACTTTCGATCCTTATCCTTCCAAGAGGTGGTTAGTTTGTTGAAGAGTTTCCTCATCGGTATAAAGCAAAGATCACAATAAACTTTCTCATTACACCTTGCAAGAGGAAGATTATGTTCTCCAACATATCCACACTTTGAACACTCATACTCATAAAGTGGCATCTTATTCCCCTCTCTTTAAGAGATGACTTGATTCTTTTCTCATTTGAAATTGATACCATCCAGTAATCCATCCATTATACCAAGCATCTTTAATAGATGATAACTTATTAGTGTCCAGAAAGATTTCTAATGCATCAAGTTTTCTCTTGTGTTGATTAGATTTCTCTCTTGGAGTTGATTGCTCAAACTCCCCAATCATATACTCGAGCATCTGATCCTCAGTCACCTTCTTGAGGTGAATTAAATTCCATTCTTCTATCTTTAACTCAAGTATTTTTTTTGATCTATCTGAAAGTTCCATGCTATCTCTCCTTTCTATCAGTCTCAGTCATGAAGATGTTTCTTGCCATCTCCAACCCATCACCATATCCCTCATTATAAACCATTGTGAGCCTCGTAATCAAATATAATTTAAACATTTCTTGCTGTGTATTATCCAACCCAAACCTGAAAGTTGCTTGAAACTCTCTATAAATTTGTTCTGCTGCCTTTTCAATCAGACTTGCTTTCTTGCTCATTCCTCTTCACCTCCCTCTATCTCTCCAGAGATGTAAGGTGTCCATGCCTCAATCAAATAAACCTCTGCCTCTAACAATGGTTTCAAGATGGATTTATCCTGAGCCTGACACAGATCTAAATATTGACATCGAGTTGCAAAGGCAGTACAAAACTCAGGTGAGTGCTTAGGCCAAACATCTTTCTCCTGACACTCTTCAATCTGATGAATCAAATGAATCGTTTCTTTTTTCCAATCCTCAATCTCAATCAAGGTGCGAGAGGTAGGCATCCTAATCAAAGTCTCTCTCTCTTTCTTTGCATAGATAAGTTTCCCTGTCTTTGGAGAGACTACCTTTGGAGCACCTTTATCCATCTCCTCAGTCTCCTTATACACCCCAATCACATTCAACTGAAACCCTAACACATTAGAGTATTGCTCTTTCAAGGTGAAATCATATCCCGTAATCTGATTGTTTGGTTTGGCAACCATCCTACCCAATGATGAGGTGGTCTTATGATCAAACCCATAAATCCCTTTTGGGGATATCCACTCTGCAACCAGATCAATCCTAACCGTATAGAGGTAAGCTCCAATCTCAACCGCTCCCCCTACCTCTGTCGCCACCACATTAAAAGCCTCATGCTTATATCTCTTAAAATAATTTGCAAGTATCTCCAACCCTTTCCCAATGGTACGTTTGTCATCAGCATCATCTTGATGCTTAACAAACTCTTTTGCAAATAACTCCATCGCCTCTTGGATGGCAACATCGGTCATCCCATTAGAGTAATAATGTTCCAGCGCCATATGTATACAGGTACCAAAGTCTGCTGCTGTTTTCTTTGCTCCAGGCTTAACCACCCCTTTAACGATCCTCCAATCATAATAAGTTGGGCAGTTACGAAAACAAGAAAGGGCAAAGTTATCGAATGTCTTACTCTCCACCCCAATTCTAACTTGTTGTTGAGTCATCTTTCTTCTCCTTTCTCCAATCTTTATACCCCTCTTTCTTATGTCATCTCCATCTTCTTACTCTTAAAGATAACCCAATCATCTGCTGTAATATCTCCCAGAGATATAATCCAATAATCGAGTGTCTTTGTCTCTGGTTTAGAGATCATCAATCTCTCATCTGCTAATGTTACAAAGACTCTCTCATCCTCCCACTCTAACTTTCTAATCATCTCTCCCTTTACTATCTCATCAAAAGCATCTCCAAGTTTCATCTCATTCACCTCCTTCCTTTTCAGTAATTCCTGCTTGAGCAAGTGCATCTAAAATTTCCTCAATCGCTTCCTTTGGGAGACTCTTCATCATCTTATCAAGAGATCTCTTCTTCTTACTCTGTCGGGGTGGTGTAAATACCACCAACCTTTGTTCCTCAATCGCTTTCCCGATATCAGAAGGAAGAAGTTTCTCTTGCTCCTCTGCTAACCTCACCACCTTATCTAAAGGAAGAGCTTCCCATAACTCAGGTGGGGCATCCAGCTTCTTTGCTATCACTCTATCCTCTTTGATCTCTTTCACCACATAAATGAGATCAACAAGGTGAGTTTTAAGGAAGATCAGATTTCCTTTTCTCAAATCAGAGTTCATCTTTCATCTTTCTTTTGAAGAGCTTTCCTAATCTCCTCTAACATCTCAGGATGCTCATTGATTGCTTTGAGCATCACTCTAAACTCATCTTCTGATGAAACAACCTCTCCAATCTCCCACATCTTATAACCTTTCTCGATTGCAACTGTCATCTTATTTTCAGGAGTACACTCAACAAACAGAGTTGGTGTAAGTTGTACTGTCCAATCAGTTGTAGCTGACCCTGGAAAGAGTATCACCTTAAATAATTCTCCATCAATCAAACATAATCCTTTCCATCTTCTTGTCTCTACATCAGAAAGAGCTAACTCAATCTTCATTTTTCAACCACCTCTTTTAGATAAGCATACAGTTCTTCATCCTCTAATGATACAACCCAATTACGACTCCTTATAAATTTTTCATGTTTGCCTATCGCATCTCGCAATTTTACCGTCCTGACCCTTTCCTCAATCAATAACCTTGATAAATGGTCTCGCTCAGTTTCGGCCTCCCTTGCCAGATCACATTGTTTTGATAACATAGAGGCATTGAGTTGTAGGTCTGATTCCAACTCCTTGATCCTGGCTTCGGCTTCTTCTACTTTACGCCATCCCTCATTAGCCCGACTCGATTCACTATACCAACTCCTAATAGCCGACTGAAACCTAAATCCTATTGCTCGTAATTTATGACAATTTTTTGGAAGAATTTTATGAAGCTCAATGCCAACATTTTCCGAATTAGTAAGAATAATTTTTACAACAAGCGCAATTCCGTATTCCAACTCCTTCACCTTATCCTCTAATACCAATCTCTGCTTGGTTTGATCAGTTATGATCTCACCAAGTTTATTCGCATGGTCTTGGAGGGTCTTCACCTTTT